ATAAGATAAAGAAATCTATTAGAGCTTTAGATGTTAGAAATTTATCGATACTACTTTTAAACCCCACCACAAAAGAGCATTGGGTATATTCTAATCTATTTGAAGATAAAGGAGTTTCAGAGGGGTTTAATGGTATTGTAGGGAATGTTCTTTATATTCATTCCACTTATTTAGATATTGAGCGTAAATTTATTACAGATGATATTTGGGCGGAGTACGAAGAACTTAGATTAATTTATGAGGATTATCAGTCAAGTAAAAATAAAGAAACTTACGATCCAATATTAAAACGTAAAGCATTATATTTTCTGCACGTTATTTTAGGCGGTTGGCTAGATAAAGCAGAGGGAGTTATCTTTAATAATTGGGTGCTTGGAGAATTTAAAGAAAGCGGCTTATCTATTTTCGGACAGGACTATGGATTTAGCATTGACCCTACTACTTTAGTAGAATGCTCAATTTTTAAAAGTAAGAAAGAGATTTACGTAAAAGAGAGATTTTATAAGCAAAAATTATCCACTTCTGAAATATTTGATCTTAATAAATTTCACGCTGGTAATCGTTTAATAATTGGCGATAGTGCAGAACCTAGATTAATTTCTGAACTTGAAACAATGGGTAATAATATTAAACCCGCTATAAAGGGTCAAGGTAGTATAACCGCTGGCATATCTTTATTGCAAGACTATAAGATTATAGTAAGCCCAGATAGCACTAATTTAGTAAAAGAGCTAAACAACTATGCATGGCATGACAAAAAAAGCAGTACACCAATTGACAATCATAACCATATAATTGATGCTTTGAGATATGCGGTTACTAAATATTTGGATCCTATTCCAGAAGTATTCCTTTTTTAATAAAAATTTTACTACATTTACAACAAATGATTCTAATTTAAATGAGGTTATTCGGTAGAGAATGGGGCGGCAAGTTCCTGGGTAGTGATATATTGAAAGATATAACCAACGCTTTTAATAAATCTTTTTACGAGTTTTTAGGTGGTCAAGATGCTGAATATGATCATAAGCGAACTACCTATTTAGAAAAAGGATATGGACTTAATCCCGATGTATATGCGGTTATTAGTCAACAGGCCGAGAAAATAAATTCAATCCCGTATTACATAAATAAAGTTAATGACAAAAAATCTAAATATAAATTAAAGCAACTTCAAAACGCCACTAATGGCAATCTTTCACTTCCGCAGATAAAAAGACAAATAGAATTAAAGGCAAAGGCATTTGATGAAAATGATTTGCTTATGCCATTAGAAAACCCAAACCCCAACCAAACATGGGGAGATATATTTGCATTATATCAAGTATTTATGCAAAGTACCGGGAACTTTTATCTTTACATGGTTAAGCCAGAGGATGGAAGAAATAAAGGGATTCCTTCACAAGTTTACGTACTTCCGTCTCACTTAATTAAAATAGTCATTAAACCAAATGCTGATTTAATTGAGAATGAGAATGTTATCGATTATTATATGCTCACCGAGGGTAATCAATATATTACATTCGATACCGATGATGTTATCCATGTAAAATTACCAAATCCTTTCTTTGACTTCAAAGGTTCGCACCTATATGGGATGTCTCCCATCCGGGTGCTTCTTAAAAACCTTGAAAGTTCAAACGATGCTTTGAGCCAGAATGTTAAGACCATGAAAAATGGGGGGGTATTTGGATTTATACATTCTAAAGAGGGCAACACAATGACAGCTGAGCAAGCTACGCAATTGAAGGAGAAGATGAAAGAAATGGATAGGAACCCTTCAAGGTTATCACACATTGCAGGTGCATCAGTTCCTTTGGCATTCACTAAAATATCACTAGATACAGATGAGTTGAAGCCATTTGATTTTTTAAAATATGATCAAAAGACAATTTGCAATGTACTTGGATGGTCCGATAAATTGCTAAATAATGATGATGGCGCCAAATACGACAACTTAAACATCATTCAAAAGAGCGTTATTCTTAACCACATTATTCCGAGATTAAACCTATTAGCAGAAGGACTAAATAAAGAATTTATACCATTATTCAAAGGCTATGAGAACGCAGAAATAGACTGGGATTATAAAGAGCTTCCAGAAATGCAGGAAGATGTTTTGGCATTGGTAACGGCATATTCTAAAGCACCCGTAACGCCAAACGAATTAAGATTAATCTTAGAATTTGAGCGTCTGGATGTTGACGGCATGAATAGTGTTTTTATTGATGGAAATCAAAAGCGAGTTAATGAAACTGGGTTGAGTTACACTGAAATTGATAGAGCATTTAGGGAATGAAAAAAACCAATACCATAAAGGATTTTGAAAGGCTGCATCTGTATTACCAGAAAAAAGCTTACACAAGCCTAATTAAAGACTTTAGAAATATATTGGGTTCAATTCCTTACAAAAATTTAACTTATGAGTTTTCAGATAAAATAATAGCGTTAAACATAAATGAAAAGGCGTTAGAAAAGACCATGTTAAAACTTTATTTAGATATTGGTTTAAAATATGGGAAGCACGTGGTTAGGGATTTGGAGAGCGAAAAGAAAGCAAAGAAACCTTACCCGCTATTTTCAGAGCGGTTTATTAAATTCATTACTGATTATTTTAAAAAGTCGGGCGGTGAAAAAATCGTAACCATTACGGAAACATTAGCGAAGAGCGTTTTAAAAGTCATTTCAGATGCGCAGGCGGCGGGATTAAGTCAATCAAAAATGGTAGATTTGGTAAAGAAAACAGTTAACAAACCAAACTTCTATCGGTGGCAGGCGATGAGAATAGCAAGAACGGAAAGTTTATTTGCGATGAACAGCGCAAAAATGGAATCCTTTAAAAGTAATTCCTTTAAGGTCAATAAGGTATGGAGGCAGGGAGGGTCAAGACATCCCAGAGCGGATCATTCTATAATGGATGGTACAGAGATTCCAAGTGAAGATGCATTTACTCTACCTAATGGAGAGCGTGCAATGTACCCGGGGGACGATAGTTTAAGCGCATCACAAGTAATTAATTGCTCTTGTTCGGTTTCTTATAAACCGGTGCGAGATAATAACGGTGATTTGGTATTTAAATAATTTGTATATTTACAGAGTTATGAAAGGATTATTAGAAATAAAGGATTTTACAGGCAGCGTTCAAGACGTGGATACTAAGAATCGTATTGTAACGGGGTTTTTTAATAACTTCGACAGCGAAGACTACGACGGGGATATTATCCGGAAAGGTGCTGGTTCTAAAACAATAGCAGAGCGTAAAGATAAGATCTTCTTTTTAAATCAACATGAATGGAAACAGCCTCACGGGTTTGCTTCTGTTATGGAGGAGAAAAACGAAGGCACTTACTTTGAAAGCAATCCTTTACCTAACACCAGCTATTCTAATGATGCTATGATACTTTACCAAGAGGGTATTGTAAAAGAACATTCATTCGGATTCGTTACTGAAAAATCAAAACCTATAACTGTTAATGGAAGGAAATTAAGAGAGATTACAGAATATAAACTATATGAATTTTCAAATGTAACATTAGGAGCGAACGCAAACACGCCATTTTCGGGCTTTAAATCAAGATACGAAACAGTAGAAGATATAAATTTAGAAGTTAAGAAGCTTTTAAACGTATTCAGAAACGCAAATATTACAGATGATTTAGGAGTACAACTTGAATTATCAATAAAGATGCTACAAATGGAAGCATTCAATTTAGGAAAAAAACACTCAATCAAAGAAGATGAGCCGATTATAATCACTCAAATTAAGGATTACGAGCCGTTGATAAAAACATTAAATAATTTTAAACTTTAAAAAAATGGATGAGATTCAAAAGGCAATGGAAACAAAATTTGCCGAACTAAAAGAACAAATCGAAGCTAAGACCTCAGAGGTTACAGCAGACGAGTTCAAATCTTTGGAAACAAAGTACAATGAAATGGTTACAGAATTAGCAGAGGCTAAATCTAAAGACCAAACAGACGTTACTATTAAGGCTATGCAAGAGCACTTGGATAAGCTGGATATCAAAATGCAAAAGAAAAACTCC